CCAGCTCCGACAAACGAAAGAGACTGACTTTTTTCAATGCCGAAATACATTACTGCCACTCTGCCGAAAGGCACCCTGATCCACCCGAAGGTCAACGAGCCCGACGACTTCAAGGGTCAGCGCAAGTTCAAGTCGCGCATCAAGTTCAACGACGACGACCACCGCAAGGTCGACGCGTGGCTGCGCAAGGGTGCCAAGGAGCTGGGTGCTCCCGCGGACGTCAAGCTCCCCTGGTACAAGGACAAGAAGACCGGCGAATTGTCGCTCAAGGTCGCCTCGGGCGAGAAGAAGCCCCCGGCTCTCCTCGACGCCAAGGGTCGTGAGGTCCCGCGTGCCAAGGTGCAGGTCGGCGGCGGCACTGTGGCCAAGGTCGACGTCACCATGAACTACTACGATGGCTTCGGTGGCGGCATCAATCTGTACATGAACTTCGTGCAGATCATCGAGCTGAAGAAGAAGGGCTTCAACGTCCAAGAGGAGGAAGGCTTCTCCTACGACGACGAGGACGGTGACGAGGGTAACACCGAAGCGCCGAAGACCTCCACGGATCTCGACGACGACATTCCGTTCTGATGTCGAAGCCCGCGTTGTCCATCGAGCCTGAGTACCGCTCAAAGCTCGAAAAGGACGTCGCGGAGAAGCTCGCCGCGGCCGGTGTGGAGTTTGGCTACGAAAGCCAGAACATCTTCTACACCGTGCCCGCGCGTGAGGCCAAATATCTCCCTGACTTCTCGTTCGAAGGCTGTCCCATCATCATCGAGCCCAAGGGCCGCTTCGGCGGCAACTACGAGGGCTTCCGCGGCAAGCGGATGGTGGGCAGCAAGGACGCGGCGGTCAAGGAGCGGCAGAAGTTCATCCTGCTCAAGGAGCAACATCCTGAGTTGGACATCCGCTTCATCTTCTCCAAAGCGTCGACCCCGATCTACCCCAAATCCAAGACCACTTACGGCAAATGGGCCACGGACCACGGTTTCAAGTGGGCCGACAAGGTCATGCCGGACGAGTGGGCTGACGAGATCAAAGCTTACCTGAAGCAACCCAAGAAGAGGAAGTAACGACATGACGAAGAAGTCCGCGTTCAAGATTGGCGACAAGGTCACCAGCACCGAGAAGAACTCGTGGACCGAAGGGCTCACGGGCACCATCATCCCGACTTACCCGGAAGACAAAGACTGGGTCAGCGGACTTCTCGTCAAGTTCGACGCGAAGGAGGCCAAGGGTCGCGGCCACGGCCGAGGTGGTGTTGATGGCAGCAACTGGTACATCGACGCGGAGGATCTGAAGCCGGCCACCGACGACACGCTCACCATCGGCGTCCCCAATCTGGCCAAGGATCTGACCCTGCCGGAACAGGCCCGCAAGGTCCTCGCGCATCTGGAGAAGCACGGCGACATCACGCGCCTGAAGGCCGACAAGGTCTACGGGATCGTGAACCTGCCCGACTGCATCTACCGGCTCAAGCGTGCGGGCTACAGCGTCCGCACCGAGCGCCCGGTCGACGATGGCGGCGTGCGCTACGTCCGTTACGTCCTCGCTTAATGGGGAACGTCGTTTCGAAGGGACCCTGCCCGTGCGGGGTCTCTTCAGACGCGCTGGTCACCTACGACGACGGTGGTGACTGGTGCTACCGGTGCAACAACGAACAGAACACTCGCAAAGCAGGCAAGGTGCAAACACCCGACGACGACTTCGCTGAGAAGCCGAAGAAGACATTCGTCCCCATCCAGGGACACTACGCCGACCTCCCGGCGCGCGGGATCACCGAAGAGACCTGCAAGAAGTGCGACTACCAGATCGGCGAGACGGAGAGTGGCAAGCGTGTCCACATCCAGCTGATCAAGGACGAGAACGGCCGCCTGATCGACCAGAAGACCCGCGACAAGGACAAGAACTTCTCCTGGCTCGGCACCAGCCCCTACAAGAACAACGGGGGCATCATCGGCGGCTGGTCCTGGCCGGCGAAGGGCAAGAGCGTCACCCTCACCACTGGCGAACTGGACCGCATGTCCATCTCCCAGGCTTTCGACAACAAGTGGCCCACGGGCTCGCTGCCCAACGGTGACGGCTCGTGCAAGAAGGCCATCCTGGCCGACTACGAGAAGCTCTGCCGCTTCGACAGCATCGTGCTCTGCTTCGATAACGATGAGAGCGGAGCCAAGGCCCTCAAGGAAGCGTGTGATCTCCTGCCGGTCGGCAAGGTCAAGATCATGTCGCTGCCGAAGAAGGACGCCAACGCGGTCCTCACCGACAAGACCCTGGGAGCCGCAGTGCTCGTTCGGGCCTTCTGGGACGCAACGCCCTATCGGCCCGATGGGATCCGTGACGGCTCCGACTTCTCCGTGGATCGGATGAAGCAGAAGCGCAAGCGCGGTGTCTCCCTGCCGTTCCCCAAGCTCAACGAGATGTGGGGCGGCGACCGCGACGGAGAGGTGACCACCATCATCGCCGGCTCCGGTATCGGTAAGAGCACCATCGCGCGCAACATCGCATACCACATGCGGACTGAGCACGACTTCAAGATCGGCAACATCTTCCTTGAGGAAGACAACGACACGACCGTGAAGGCGTATGTTGGTCTGCACCGCGGCATCCCGCTGCGGACGTTGGTGGCCGAGCCTGAGACACTGACTGACGAGCAATGGGACGCGTCCCTGCACGCAGTCGTGCACAACGGCATGATGTTCTACGACCACTTCGGCTCCATCGAGAGCGACCGTCTGCTCACCATGATGCGCTACATGGCCGCCTCAGGCTGCCGTCGAATCGTGCTTGATCATATTTCCATGTCTGTTTCAGGACTGGCCTCAAATGACGAGCGTAAGGATCTAGACGTCCTAATGACGGGCTTAGGCTCGTTCACCCAGGAGACTGGCGTGAGCACCTATGCGGTCTCGCATCTGAAGCGACAGATGGGCAAGGACTTCAACGAAGGCGCACCGATCTCCCTCAGGGACATCCGCGGCTCGTCCGCGATTGAGGGCGTGTCGTTCAACGTCCTGGCGGCCGAGCGTAACCAGCAGGACCCGAAGAAGAAGGCCTTCGCGCAGCTGCGCTCGCTGAAGTGCCGCATCACGGGCGAGACCGGTGAAGCCGACTTGCTGAAATGGAACCTCGCCACCGGATGCTACGAGCCGGCGAGCGCGGCCGACATCGCCAATTTCGATCCACACGACGACGAAGAGGACCAGAAGTTCTGAGCAGACTGCTATACGACACAGAGAGCAACGGCTTCGTTGCGAATGCTACCAAACTGCACTGTGTCGGAATTATCGACCTGAAGACCGAAGAGGTCCTCGGCTTCCGCCCGCACCAGATCAAGGACGCGCTTCAATACCTCTCCGAGGCCGAGGAGCGCATCGGGCACAACATCCAGAAGCATGACGAGAAGCTGGTCGCGAAGCTCCACGGGGCACTCCCTGGGGCCAAGATCAGCGACACCTTCATCATCGCCAGGACCATGTTCCCCAGCGTCAAGCTGACGGACGCGGGCCTCGTCGAGAGCGGCAAGCTCCCTGCGAAACTAAGAGGGAAGCACAGCATCAAGGCCTGGGGCTATCGCCTGGGCGAGCAGAAGGGTGACTACGCGGAAGTGCGCGAGGCCGAGGCGCGAGCCAAGGGCATCGTGGATCCGCGGGAGATCGCGGACTACGTCTGGGGCACGTTCAACGAAGACATGTACGACTACATGCTTCAGGACTGCCGCACCAATCTGGTCCTGTGGAAGCACCTGCGGCCCGAAGAGTATCCGCAGGCGCCCATCGAACTCGAACACCGCATCGCCGAGGTGTGCAACAAGATCGAGGAAGCCGGCGTCCCTTTTGATGAAAGGGCTGCTGGGCAGCTTCAGGCTGACCTCGTCGAGAAGAAGACTGTGCTGGAGGAGAGGCTCAAGGAGACCTACGGCTTCTGGTATCAGCCCATCAGCCCCGATCCGACCAAATCTCTGTTCGTGCCGAAGAAGGCCGGCAACGGCTACTGGGGCGATGAATGGACGACGGAGGAGATTGTCCCTGGCAAGCGCAATCGCGACGGCAGCATCAAGATGCGCGCGAAGAAGCACTTCAAGGGCTATCCCTGCACCAAGCTGAAGCTCGTCGAGTTCAACCCCAAGAGCCGCGACCACATCGCGCGCGTGCTCATCAACAGGGGCTGGAAGCCGACGAAGTTCACCGAGGGCAACAAGCCCCAGATCGACGAAGAGACCGTAGAGAGCATCGTCGCCCGCTATCCAGAGATGGACGGTCTGGGCGAATACATGATGCTGGAGAAGCGACTGTCGCAACTCTGCGGGACCGACAACAGCCTGATCCAGTCCGTCAAGAGCGACGGCTGCATCCACGGGGTCATCAACCCCGGAGGGACCCAAACGGGACGCTGCAGCCATTTCCTGCCGAATCTTGCGCAGGTGCCATCGGCGAAGAAGCCGTTCGGTATGGAGTTCAGGCGCCTCTTCCACGCACCGAAGGGCTTCTCGTTCCTCGGCGCCGACATGGCGGGCCTGGAGCTACGGGGCCTCGCGCACTTCCTGCATCCCATGGATGGCGGCAAGTATGCGGAGACCGTGCTGTCGGGTGATCCTCACTGGGCCAACGTGCTCGCCATGGGCCTCGCCTCCGGTGCTCGGCAGAAGCCGCCGCACGAAGGGGAGCCCAGCGAGATCGAGCAGCTGCACACCATCGTGCGCGAAGACGGAGCCAAGCGCTTCGCCTACGCCGTGATCTACGGTGCGCAGGACAAGATGGCCGGCGACATCGTCTACGAATGTCTGCTCAACGCACAGCGTCAATGCCCGACATTGGGTGACGCGCTGTACAAGGAGTTCTTTGGGATCGGCGTGCCGGGCGACAAGCGTATTCGCAGCGTCGGCCGCAAGATCCGCGAGAACTTCGCGAACGGCATTGAGGGCTTTGCGGATCTGCAGGACCGCATCGAGCGTCAAGTCGAAGCCAAGGGGCGCGTCCCGTTGCTCGACGGGCGCCGTGTGCCTGCCAAGGGCTTCTCGGCGTTAAACTACCTTATCCAGGGGGCCGGAGCGGTGCTCTGCAAGCGTTGGGTATCCGACGCATTCGAGGAGTGCTGCAGGCGCTTCAAGTACGGCTGGGACGGCGACTTCGTCTTCGTACTGTTCATCCATGACGAAATCCAACTCTGCGTACGAGAAGGTCTTGAAGAAGAAATCGGCAACATCATCGTCAAAGCCGCGCAAGAAGCCGGCGAGCCGTACGGCTTCCGGGTCAAGCTCGACAGCGAGTACTCGTTCGGCCGCACCTGGGCTGACACTCACTAGGGGCGTCAGCTCCGCTAACTCTGATCCCCTTGAACGTCTGCACAAGGTCCTGCGCGCCATCTGGCGTGAGCAGGTCCGCGTGAAGTCGGACATGGCACGTAAGGAGGCCGACGTCATCGCGATGGCGGCTTCCCTCCAACTCATTACCACGAAGGTGGGCGCGCAGCGCTACGCCAAGACGTGGCTTATCACCAGCAAGGGCCTCAAGTGGCTCGACGAAAAGGAAGACTGATGTTTACCCAGGAAGTGAACGTTGACGCCATGTTCCGTGCCACTGCGCTGATGTTCGGCGATCAGGCCGCAATGATCCTCGCGAAGCTCGCGGACACCATCGACCAAGCGCAGCAGGCGGCTTACGAGCTGGGCGTGCTGAAGGGCCAAGAGAACCTTGAGGCCGCGTGTGACGCGTCGTTTGACAACGGCTTTGAGAACGGTGCGGCTGAAGCCGGAACCAACGACATCACCGAAGCCTATGACGACGGCTACATGGAAGGCGTGCGCGACGCCCGTGCCAATCCGGGTCTGGCCGACACCATCGTGCAGGACATCATCAACGACCGCGCAGACGAGTTCTTCGAAGCCCTCGACGAATACTACTGGGATCCGTCCGAGTACACGGTCGACGACGAGGCCTGATGCTGGAAGGCATGCACGCATTCGAGGGAGGTCCGTTTCAAGTCTCGGCTGACCGGGTGGATGACCAAGTCACCATCAGGCTCTACCGGGGCGCGGACCTCCTTGTGGAAGTCCAAACCACCCGCAACGGGGCCCGCAACATCGCGGAGCAGATCATGAGAGTGCTCTATTGAAGCGACTACTGCTGATCGACGGCGACGAGTTCCTGTTTAGGGCCTGTGCCGCCGTCGAGAAGGAGGTCAAGTTCAACGTCATCCTCGGTGAGGTCGACTGGAATGAACCTCCTATCCATGTGCTGGGCTCCAACCCAGTAGAGGCACGCCAAGTGCTCGACGAGATGCTCGACCGCATCTTCACGCGGTTCGAGACCAAGGAGCACCTCCTCTGCTTCTCCTCGCCGCCGAACTTCCGCTACACCGTCGACCCGACCTACAAGAACAACCGCGCCAACTCGCGTAAGCCCCTGTGCTACGTCGAGCTGCGTGAACAGGTCGAGGCCGACTTCAAGTGCAAGGCTCTTCCTGGTCTTGAGGCCGACGACGTGATGGGCATCATCGCGACCACGCCGGCCATCCAGAAGCGTAACCCGATCATCGTGTCCCAGGACAAGGACATGCAGACCATCCCGACGTCCGTGTGGCGCCAGGGTGAGCTGGTGAATGTCACCGAAGAGCAGGCTGACTATTACCACATGTTCCAGACGCTCGTTGGTGACACCAGCGATGGCTACAAGGGCTGTCCTGGCGTGGGCAAGGTGAAGGCCGAGAAGCTGCTCACCGTGACCAACATCCCCGACATGCCCCTAGCTGAGCTGCGGGAGATGCGCTGGGCCGCGGTCGTCGCTGCCTACGAGAAGGTCGGCCTCACCGAGCAAGACGCACTCACACAAGCCCGCCTCGCGCGCATCCTGCGCTACAGCGACTGGGACAACGACAAGAAGGAGCCGATCCTGTGGTCTCCTTCCTGATCCAACTCGCTGCCAGCGCGCTGAGCCTGTCGGGCCAATGGTTCTACGGCAACAAGAGCAAGTGGGGCCCGATCCTGGGCCTCACCGCACAGGTGCCCTGGTGGATCATCATGGTCTCGCAGGACCTTTGGGGACTGCTCCCTGTCAACATCTTCACGGGCATCATCCACGCCCGCAATCTCTGGAAATGGATCAAGGAATGACGACGTTCCGCATCAACGACCGCGTGAAGCTCCTCGTCGGTTATATCGAAGGGCTATACGACGCAGGCTCGATCTGCACCGTGATGACCGGCCTGCAGAACGGCTTCATCGGCATTCTCAGTGACACCGATCAGGACGACCGTACGTATTTGCACGTGCCGCCTGAGGACCTCGTCCACGTCACCAACGTGCCCACCGTGCGCCCCCGTGGCTCCGACGTTCAACCGCAGACCGAGGCTTCCTCCCGCGTGTTCGGCACCGGGGCAACCCGAGACCTCGACGCGAACAAGCTGGACTTCGAAGGCTTCCTCTCGCCCCTGGTCCTCGAACGCTACGCCGAGCACATGCACAAGGCCCGCAAGATGCCCGATGGCACCATGCGCGCGAGTGACAACTGGCAGCTGGGGATCCCGGTGGAGGTCTACATGAAGTCGATGTGGCGCCACTTCGTGTCCGTGTGGAAGCTCCACCGCGGCATCCCTGTGTTCGAGACGTTGCCGAGTGGCGAGGTCATCGAGAAGGACCTTGAGACCGAGCTGTGCGCGCTGAAGTTCAATGTCAGCGGCATGCTCCATGAGACCCTGAAGGGAAAGCAGCGCCCCGAATGGCCCGCGCCAGGATGCCTCGGCTGATGCCTGCGACCTCTAGCACAGACGCCCACGGCACCACCTACACGATCCACGCAGAGCCCGCAGTGAAGACCCCAGGAGCCCAATGGCGCCCTGGGTGTCCCGCTGTCGAGATCTGGTGGAGCCGTAATGGTGCCAAGGCCGACGAGACCCTGATCATCAGGCAAGAGTACGAAGACCGCGAGCACGCGGAAGTCATGGAGCTGACGTTCGGGCAGGCATACGACCTGATCGACGCGCTCAACAAAGCAGTGGAGAGCAAATGACTGTTGAATGGCACGACAACGAGCCGACGTTCCCCGACTTCCTGCCGCCGCTTCCTGAGCCGAAGGTTCTGACGGCCGCCGCCGCCGCAGAGCGCCTCAAGGGCGTGCTGGAGGCCGCAGGTATCACTGCAGACTTCCGCATCGGCACCATGTGGGACTTGACGTTCCCTGATGGGGCCAAGTGCTACGAAGAGGACTTCTACGTCGTAGCGGACGGCTACAGCCGATGACCACAATCGCCTACAGAGACGGCGAGCTGGCCACCGACAGCCGCATCACGGCCGGGGACATGATCGTCTCCGACAAGCGCACCAAGGTCCATCGCATGCGCGACGGCTCCCTCGTGGCGTGGGCCGGCAGCGTGCAGGCCGCCGAGCTGCTTCTGCAGGCGATGCGCAAGACCGCCAAGCCCGCCGAGAAGCACCCGAAGCTGGAAGACATCTCAGCGCTGCACCTCCGCAGCGATGGGACCCTCTGGGAGTATGAGGGCGAGGCCTGGGTCAAGCAAGACCCCGGCTACTACGCGACTGGCTCTGGGAGCCCGTACGCATTCGCTGCGATGGACGCAGGCGCATCCGCCAAGGACGCCGTGCGCATCGCAATCAAGCGTGACGCCAACTCAGGCGGGCGCGTGCAATCACTGAGGCTGAAATGAAAGCAACCGTAAAGCTGAACTCGGCTGAGATACGCCAAGCCATTAGCGACTACATCGCCGAACGCGCGGGCCTGCGGCTTCGTCCGGATGACCTCGTCGTCGAGGTGAAGTCCAAACAGAACTACCGCTCTGAGTGGGAGCAGGCTGACATCCGCGTTGAATGTGAGGCGATGGCCCAATGAAGCGACTACTGCTAGGCCCCGCGGTCCTCGCGTTGCCCCTGGCTCTCTTCGGCTGCAACTGGGGCACCAAGACCCCCGAGCTTCCTAAGGTGCCCGAGGTGATCGGGAGCGTCAGTCCCTCTGCGCGCACGCGCCTGGAGGAGGACTTCAACCACTTCCCGCCCGTAGTGCCCCCGGCGCCCGTAGAGGCTCCTGTGGTGAGGAGCGCCAGCTCCGCTGCCCGCCACAAGCCCGTGAAGACCCATCAACCCACGAAGAAGCATGGACCTGATACTCACCGCGCTGCACGACCTCTACCTGCTCCTCGACCGCCAGCTGCTCAAGCTCCGGTGGAGGAAAGCGCGCCTGCTGTCCCGCCGCAACAGGGCGTGATCTGCATCTTCCCGTTCAACATGATCCCCAGCTGTACGCCGGGGGTGCCATGACGCATCCCCAGTGTTCTGCCGATACCGGCGATGCCATCGAAGCGCTGGCTGAAAAATTCCAGCAGCACTGGCAGGGCGGCGGCCACGCCTACACCCGCCCGTGGAATAATGGCACGGATAAGGACTGTGTTCACGGTCTGCCGAGACAAGCGGACTTCTTCCGCCAACTCGCCCGCATCGCCATCCCCGGTGAACCGCAGGAAGTCGGCATGCGGGCGGCGCTGGAGGACGTCTCAAACTGGCTTGAGGGCTGCTTGCAGTGCAAGACCTGGAGCTGGGACGGGTTGCAGCGAGACGCGGCAGAGGCCGCGCTTGCTGAGGCTCAAGCCGCACTGGCGCTGTCGCGCCCACAACGAGGAGACTAATGAACGCATTCGCAATCGAAACCGTCCTGCTGCTGCCGTACGTCTACTGGCTCAAGCTGCTGCAGGCCCACCAAGAGTTCATGGAGGATCTCACCAATGCATAGCCCACACGCCACCTGGGAGACCGGGCTGGTCATCCCCGAGGCCACCAAGACCACCGAGGAGCAGATGCTCGCCGCGCTCCTGAGGATCGAGAAGCTGCTCGTGCAGCTGAACAGCCGCTTCGCCCCAGGGCACACGGACCTCATGGTCGAGCCTGAGGCCATCGACGACTTCACCAGCGAGGAACTGCAGGAGATCCAGCAGGTCCGTGAGACCACGAAGCCGCCCAAGGGCAAGCGCAAGTGAGCGGGGACACCGAAGCCGCACAGGCCCTGGCCGAGCTCCTGGCCGAGACCATCGTTGAGTTCGCGGAGGCCAACACCATGACGGTCTCCGACGTGCTCAGCGCGCTGGAGTACAACTATGCAGCTGTGGAGCGTTCGCACATCCACACCGAGCTGCCGCATAAGATGCACTGATGCTCTGCGAGGAGGTCTGTGAGA